ACCTTACCAGTTTGATCGGCATATTTACCGTATCCAACGTGTTTAAGATTGAGTTTTTCTGCTTCTTGTGCTGCAAAGGATTTTTGAGCCTCTTTTAGGAAAGCACTAAACTTTTTCATTCTTCCAATTTTTACGTAAATTAAAGTTTGCTCTGCTAAAGGTTAGTCTATCTACAATTTTATATGGATTTTTAGAATTAATCACATAACCTTCGTGTTTAGAAGGTTCACCATCAATATAGCATTTCACGTCACCGCTTTCACGGATACCACATTGTAGACGCTGTTTCAGTTGATAGATATAGTGCCATGCCTTGAAGGTATATACACTGACCTCTCCCTTATATTTATCAGGTAACGAATCGTACATTTCTTGAGCGTCAGCAATACGTCCTTCACGAATAAAACTGTTGACATGTTGCTTGATCTTAGGAGCAACTTTTGGATGAGGAGTTTTAGATCTAAAGATAGGTATAAACGACTTCCATTGATCTGTAAAATTTAATTCTTTCTCTACAAATGCCCATGCATCTGTTGCACTTACACAGTAACAAGTAGGTGAACTAGCAAGATTAATCCCGATGTGCCCAACACTATCCGCAGAAACTTGCTCATAAAGAGTATGTGGAGCAATGACAATATAGCCAGGGACTTCAGTGGGAAAACGATACTCCAAAGTATTAGGAGTGTAAGAATGTGACCCACCGACACCAATCCAGTCAGCTTGAATAATGCTATCGACACGAGGAGCAAAATGAAACAATAACCGAAGAATGTCTGCCACATCCCCTTTGTGATTGGTCTCAATGTCATTGAAGGAATAATTGATCTTCGGGATTTTTTTGTTGAAGACACTTTTTGTACCTACGAAAAATTTACCATTAGCAGGATTAGTACCAAATACCACAGCAGGAGCACCATCCCACTTGATACCAACAGTTTTACAAGTAATCATCTCAGTGATTGCTTTGAGTGCAACTCTACGACCATCAAAGATTGTATCTTCTGGGTGTTCGAGGTGTTTGTTTGGCATATCATCCTGTATTATATCCATATTATAGCAGGTTTTTATGTCTGATGCGAGTCATAGTGTGCACTTTGCTAACTGTACACTATTAATATGCCATGAGTGTTCTATTTAAAAGTGAATTGATATCAACTCTACCTGGTCTTTGAACAAGACATAATTCATCCATTTGTTTTTGAAACTCATCTGTTATTGTAGCAAAAAATTGTGGCATTGATTTAAAATCACCCTTGTATCTTAACTGTAAATCTAATATAGGAACTCCGTCTCTAGACAATTGATAAAATACCTTAGCAGCATTTGCTGCCTCTTGTTTTTTCTTGTCGTGAACAATTTTATATGGTTTATTATTACCTGCTAAGTTAGAAAGACCACATAGTACAGTATGTAAAGGAATAAACTTTGCAGGTGACAAAGTTAATTTATCTTTAGTAGGATCTTTGCTGTTTGGTTTATAGTCTGCATAACCAGTGACTAAACCAAATTCAAAATTATAATCTTTTATATTTTTTGCTTCTAGTTTAACATTTAGTCTAACCTTTAAAACCATATCAATTAATTTGTTAGCAAAAAATTCTGCATTGTCTTGAATAATGTCATTAAAACCTGTGAATAATTTGTTATCAGATTTAGATAGGTCTTTGTTAATATAATCCTTTAATCCTAATCGTCCTTTTGGTTTTTCATACACTGTGCTTTCTCTTACTGTGCCGACAACATCTGATATCTCAATAGGTTTATCCTTATCATTAAAACCTTTCAAGTTAATCAAAGCAACCTTATCATTACTGTTAGGTTTTTCTAATTTGTAATTCCATATCTCCTCATTACTTAATTCATCTATACCTCTGATGTTTATTATCTCATCTTTATGTGCTTTTCTTACCATATTTGCAAAGTAATCTTGTCTTACTTTGTTTAAGTTATTAATTGCTCTAATATTTTTTGGATCAGTTCCCTCTAAAAAAGTACTAAATGCTTTGTTTATGATAGTAGGATCAGGTTTATTCTTATCTGGTTTTTTCTTTAGTGAGATACCAAAAAACTTTTTAGGTCCTGCTTGTACAACTAAGTCAGATGAATTATAATCAAACCCTTTACCCTTATCTTTCATTCTAAACTTATCCACTTCTGATGGCCACGTAGCACCTGTCATATAAACAGCAGTTGCTGTCTTTACATTAGTTCCTGTCTTTGACATAAACTCTCGTACACCTTTAGCACCAGAAAATCCTGCCACAATATTTGCAACTAAGTCTGTTCGTTTTTTCTTATCTTTAAATTCTTCACCTGCACTCTTGATCATTGTTTTAAACTTAGAGTCAAGAGGTTTAATCTTACCAGATAATGCTAGACCATCTTTTGCAGACCAATCTAATAGTTTTTGACCTGTATTATCTTTACATAAATCATCAATTTCTGCATCAGTTATAAACAATCCAAGAGCACAAAAAATCTCAGAGGGTTCTAGTGATGTCTTTTTCTCAGTGCTCTTTGATGCCATCGAACTTTAGAATTATTTATCGTCACGTTCTCCCATTATATCTCTAAGATCAGAGACATACTTATGTGTATCTTTGATAGTGTCTATAGACAATAGTATATCTGCAATGTGTTTGCTGATATATGTATCTTCAGTTCTTGCTGCCCAAGCAAGAGCATTTCTTAAATTTGCCTTTGCTTCATCTAATGAATCTGATACTTGTTGTGAGAGTGCCATTTTAGTGTGGGTTATAAATTTTTAAAATGTATAGTGTTATTACGATACTAATTATAAGAAGTATAGAAATAAGTTGAAACATTACACATCTCCTACAAGTCGGTTTTCCGAATAGTGTACATCAAACTCACCGCCAGGATACCTTTTCTTGAGTTTATCTACATTCATTTCAATAACTTCTTCTGGTGTAGTATCTAAAGCAATACATGCTTGAATAAAATACCACATGATATCACCTAGTTCACGTTTCATATGAAATAGATTCTCTTGACTAACTGGTTTACCTTGGAATAGTATTTTCTTTACTATCTCAGTAAACTCACCTGACTCAGCACATAGTCCGAGTGCAGCAGTTAATGCTCTATGTGATTTAAAATCCTTAGAGTATAAATCTCTCAAACGATCTTGAAATTTACCACCTGTTTTACTCTCGTCAGACGTGACAGCGTCTACGAATTGAGTATATTTTTCAAAGTCAATCATACTTTAATTCATTAAATGATTTTGCAGCAAACTTTTTAGTAAGTTCTTCATTTCCCTTATCAATTATATCTGTTTGTGCTGTTTCCTCTACATCATACAGCCTCATCTTCGCTCTGTCAATACCTATGGAGAATCTTTTATTAATTGTAGGATCATTGTATCTGTTTTTCAACTGTTTGACCATGATCTGATTCATCTCCTCAAGTTCCTCCGTCGATATAAGAGCAAACATAAGATCGGCAGTAGCAGGAAGACCGAAACTCTCGCTTGTATCAGTAAGATCGACATCACTACTACCAAAGCCAGAGCGAGTCGTCTGAGTAGCGGAGACGATAGGTACATTAGCCTCAACTGCAAGACCACGGAGTTCTTCTGCAATCGCTTTAACATAGGTATACGAGTTTACTATAGATCCTTTATACCTCTGAGAGGCACAAATATTTAGATAATCAATGAATATAATATCAGGTTTAATACTTTTCTTTAGTGCGAGGTCACTGATCAAAGATTTGAAATGTCCTACGTGTGCTGATGCTGTAGGATATTCTTTGATGATTAACTTCCCTTGTGTTTTCTTTGAAAGGTTCTTAACCTTACTCGCAAACATTACCTTAGGTAAATCTGCAAGTTTTTGTATTGGAATATTTAATAAATTAGCATCTATTCTTTCTGCAATCTTTTCTTCTGCCATTTCCATAGTGATGTATAGCACATTCCTACCTTGTAGTAGTGTTGCTGCTGCCATATGACACATGAATAATGACTTACCAACACCTGTACCTGCTAGTGCAACGTTGAGTGTTTTGTTAGGTAGTCCACCTTTTGTAATTTTATTAAAGTAGTCAAGATCAAAGGGGATCTTATCTTCTTTTCTATGATAGAAGTCGAATCTTTCATCTGAGTTTGCAATATAATCATGTCCAACATTCTGATCAAAACTTACTCCAAGTGCTTGACTGAGGATTTCTGGAATAGCACCCTTATCCCTCTTTGAATCTTGTCCATCAGCAATCTTAACGGATTCCATAAGCGATAGATAAATCGCTCTCTCCTGACACCATTTCTCTGTAGTGTCAACCAACCAATCGTACTCGCTTTTCTCATTGGATAACTCACTTAGAACCTCCTTTATAGTTTTAAATTGATCTTCAGTTAAGTCTGTACGTTCTTGACATTCTATACTCAAAGCATTAAGAGATGGTAATGCATCATACTGACTAATGTATTCATGTATTTCTAAGAATACAATCTTATACTCACGAGTGGTGAAGTATTCCTTCATCAAAAAAGGCAACACCTTACGTGCATATTTTTCATGATAGCATAGATTACTAAGAATCGTGACTTCTAAATTCATGTGTAATGTAAATAAGTGCCAACAATATATTTGTTGTTAGATACAGGTGCTTTACCTGCGTGTCTGTATTGCCATGTTGGTGGGAATAAAAGTATTGTACCACACTTGGCAGAAATGTCAAAGTTAAGTTTAGGGAATGATGTCTCCCCTCCTTCTTCAACATCATTAAGATATAAAAAACCGACTAGGAATCTACGAGCAGACGCATAGTCTTGCACATCAACGTGATCCTTGAATTGGTCATAATTATTGTTCTCATACATCTTCATACGGAACTCTTCGTATGAATATTTGACAGGAAAGTCAGGACCTAAATCCAGTTCCTCCATATATTTGTCCATGCACTCATCAAATATATCAATCAACAGGTTCTGTTCAGCAACCCACTTGGGATCTTTTGCATTATATCTCTGAGAAATATTTAGTTCTCTGAAACTTGGTCGCTGCTCTCTATCAGTGTATATGCTGTCGGACTCATCAAAGTTCTTGATGATCGTATCACATACTGATTTACTAAGAACATTAGGATACGTTCTAACATAGTCAGTTAACTTAGTTGCCATAACGAAACTCTTTAGCAGCAGCTTCGTCTATCTTACTCATTATTTCTTTTGTGAAATATTTGTCTGGATCCTTAAGTATTGCAGAAGGATATACACTGCTATCACCAACAACGATCCTATTTCCTTTACGCTCAAAGACTCCATGTTTCTCACCCAACTCCAATAATCCGTAATACCTGTCCAATCCACGGTCATAATATAATCGTGTTTCAACATCTGAGTTCTCCTTTGTTAGTCTGGACTTTGCGGTTTTGCATTTGATAATATTTCCAACAACCTCCTTACCATCTTTTTCCTTCTTCTTTGATAGATATACAATTGTGCTTGCAGCGTATTTGAGTCCACTTCCACCTCCCATTTCTTTAGT